ACATGAAGAAGGTGCAGAGCGTGCTTGTTGGCACGATGACGCGCCGGATGCCGACCCCGTATAGTCAGGCGTACTAATCATGGCGTCGCCGGAGCAGCGCAAACAGTATCATATCTCCAAAAATTTTAAGGGGATAAATACTCAAGCTAACCGCACGGCTATTGATTCGGACGAGTTCGCTTGGCTTGAGAACGCACAGCCTATCGGTTACGGCAACGTCAAAACCGTGCCGGCTCAAACTACCGTCCAGGTGTCCAGCGCAAACTTGGTGTGGAGTGGTACTGTTGAGTCTTTGTACGACGCCAATGTGAACAACAAAGAGTATATCTTTGCGTTTTTCACCAATGGTGGTGCAGAGGCTTACAACGCAACTGACGGGACGAAAGTCACGGTTGCCAATTCGGGCAAGTTCTCTGCGGCTGGCGTGCGCATTGCGCAGTGGAAAAATGAGCGCATCCTGATCATTGACCCGGCGAAAGGGTTGTACAACTGGGATGGCACAAACGTAGTTAGCATTGGGTCCGTGTCGGACTACGGCATGACCGATGTGGGGTCGGGTTATACCTCTACGCCTTCGGTGTCTTTTAGTGCGCCCAACGAAACGGGCGGGGTGCAGGCAACCGGGTCTGCGGTGGTGCTGGCCAATACCGTTGTTGGCATCAACATCACCGAAACGGGTTCGGGTTACACCTCTCCGCCGACCATCACGATCAGCGGCGGTGGTGGCGCTAACGCTGCGGCCATTGCGTCTAGCCTGACTTTTGCGACGGGTACTGTCAGTTGCATCGTGAAAAGCGGTGGCACTGGCTACACCAGTTCGTTTGCGGTGACGTTCTCGGGTGGTGGCGGCGCTAACGCGGCGGGCACGGCGATTGTGTCGGGCGGTTCGGTGACTAAGGTCATCATGACCAATAATGGGTCGGGCTACACTTCGGCGCCCACGGCTAACGTGTCGGCTGGCGCGGGTTCTGGGGCCATTGTCGAAGCGGTGGTTACGACTAACGCCAACACAGACGTTGCGACCTTTAGCGGGCGCACTTGGGTCTCTCAAGGCCGCACGGTCTTTTACTCGGCGGCGGACAGTTACACGGACTTTGCCTCGGTCAGCGCCGGCAATATCCTGATTACTGACTCGACGCTGCACACGAACATTGTGGCGCTGCTATCGGCCAACAACTTCCTGTACGTGTTTGGTGCGGATAGCATCAACGTGTTCTCGGATGTGCGCGTTGGGCAGGACGGGGTGACGGTCTTTACCAACACCAACGTGTCGGCGTCGGTGGGTACGAGTTTCAAGAAAGGCTTGTACGCGTACTTCCGATCCGTAGTATTCATGAACGAGTACGGAATTTATGCCCTAGTCGGCTCCACAACGAGTAAGTTGTCGGACGCCCTAGACGGCATTTTCCCGCTTATTGACTTTACGCAGCCAGTTTCGGGCGGTCAGGTGCTTATCAACAACATTCTGTGCGCGTGTTGGTCATTTACATATAATGATCCGGTGCAGGGTGCCCGTCCTGTGCAGGCGGTGTTTTTCAACAAGCGTTGGTTTATGACCAGCCAAGGCACGTTGACCAACATTACTGGCGCCCAGGTGGGGGGTGTAACCACCATTTACGGCACGGGCGGCACGAACCTTATCAAGTTGTATGCGGATAGCGCCACGGGCGTCCCTGTGACGTTTAGGAGTGCTTTGTGGCCGTTGGGCGACCCGATCAGGGACAAGCAAGCCTTGAAGTTTGGGGTTGAGGCAAGCCTTAACAATCCTACCACGTTGTCGCTTACCGTGGACAGTGAGTACGCTTCTAGCCCGGCATATTTGCTGCAAAATAGTATTGGTTGGTACAATGTTGTAGGTATTTTGATACCTTGGACCAACACTACTGACGACGTAATTGTCTGGATTGTTTCCGGCTATCAGTTGTATAAATCTGATGCACAACAGTATGGCAAATACTTGGGTTTTACGATCACTGGGACGGACCCGAGTATGGTTTTGCACACGTTGGAGTTGGAACACGAAATGAGAGCGAGGTTCTAAGATGCCTGTACCCAATACGTTTGCGAACGCAACGAGCGCCATTCCGCTATCGCAGTTGGACAACAACTTTGCGACGGCCATTACGCTTGGCAACACGGCGATTCAGCTTGGGAACACGGTAACCACGCTGAACAACATGACGCTTGCTAATGTCACTATTAGCACTGTGTCCACGCCAATTACGGCAGCGCAGGGTGGCACTGGTCTTACTTCTCCTGGCAATTCGGGCAATGTGTTGACCAGCAACGGCACCGCTTGGATTAGCCAAGCTGCCGGCGGCGCAGCATCAACCGCTAACGTGCAAACATTCGCGGCGTCAGGTACTTGGACTAAGCCCGCGAACGTGACCATTGTTGTTGTCCAAGCCTGGGGTGCCGGGGGCGGTGGCGGCGGTGGAGGAAAACAGTCAACAGGTACGTTCTCTGGTGGCGGTTCTGGCGGTGGTGGTGGCGCGTACTCTACGAGACAATTTTCTGCCTCTGATTTAACGGCTAATGTGACCGTAACTATCGGAGCGGGTGGTAATGGCGGCAACGCTTCAACAGCAAATTCAACTCCAGGGTCAAATGCCACTGCGGGCGGCAACACAACTTTTGGCGCTTATTTAACAGCCGGTGGCGGTGGCCAGGGTTTACGCGGCCAAGGTACTACCCAAAATGGCGGCGGTGGCGGGGGCGTTTTAAGTTCCGGCACCACTTCGGCGGGTGCTCCGGTTGGTAACGACGGTACTGCTTCTGCCGGTTTTGGTGGCGGCTGGGGTGACCAACCTGTTGGCATTCGCGGCATATCTTCTGGTTATGGCGGCGGTGGCGGGGGCGCCGTTAATGCCTCCTCCTTCACTAACGGACCTGGAGGCAATAGTTATCAAGGCGGCGGTGGCGGTGGCTCTGGCGGCTTTGTTACTACCGTCAATACTGGAACAGCGGGAGCAGCGGGTGGCGGTTTCTTTGGCGGTTCATCTGGCAACGGCGCTCTAGGTGGAGCGGCTTCAGTTGCTGGCACTGCTGGTGTAGCACAAGTTGGCGCTGGCGGGCAGGGTGGTGGCGGTGGCGGGGCTGGGAACCTTACTGTGAGCGCTGGTAACGGTGGCAATGGCGCTGTTGGTGGTGGCGGCGGTGGCGGCGGTGGCGGCGCCAGAGATGGGTTTACCGCTGGCACTGGCGGTAACGGCGGTGGCGGTTATGTCATTGTGTATTCGTACTGAGGTGTGACATGGCAAAGAAATACGCAATCATCGAGAACGGCAAGGTTACTAATGTGGCTTTGTCGGAAAGCGCCTTGGAATCCAACTGGATACAAAGTGATGTAGCGCAAATAGGCGACGACTACATCAACGGCCAGTTTGTAACGCCGGCACCTGATACATCTGTTCAAGCCGCTGAAGTGCGTGCGCAAAGGAACGCGCTATTGTCAGCGTGTGATTGGACGCAACTTGCAGACGCGCCGGTGGATGATCTTGCTTGGGCAACCTACCGACAAGCCTTGCGTGACATTCCCACGCAATCTGGTTTTCCGTTGGATGTCGTGTGGCCTGTGGCCCCTGGCGGTGCCTGATGCAGACAGATACGCCAGAGCACGCCAAAGCCGTTGTTGACGCTTTAAGTATTGCCACCGTAGTTGGTACTCTTGCGCAGATTTTGCCTGCAATGGCTGCATTATTCAGTATAGTGTGGTCTGTCATCCGTATCTGCGAAACACAGACGGTCAAGCGTTTGGTGCGAAAGTGGCGGTCTAAGTCGGCCAAGAAAGGAAACTGAGATGGGCATTAACGCCTTCACGAAGATGGGCAATACGGTGACCTTCACCGCTAATACAACCGCGCCCACTCCGGTGCAGGCGGCGTCCACCAGCCTTGGCGGTAACCAATACCGCATTATCAACAATGGTACGGTCACGGTGTTTCTGGGGTACGGGTCAACGGCGGCGGAGGCGAGCAACAATGCGGTGGTCGTTACCTCCTCGCAGGCTGCATTTCCCTTACTTCCTGGCACCGACGAAATCCTCACTTTTGTGCCCAACGCCTACTTCACTGGCATTACGGGCGCGAACACGGCGGTTGTTTACATCACCCCAGGCGACGGACTGTGAACCATGCTGAAGGTCGCAAATACGATTGGTGGCGGTGGTGGCGGAGGCGGTAACGGAACAGTTACCAATGTTGCGACGGGCACAGGTTTAACCGGCGGTCCGATTACGACGACTGGCACCATTAGCCTTGCCAACACCGCT